TGACTATCCTAAAACAATCAGGAAATCAAATAGGTGTTTTCACCCTTTGGGTATTCCCTATAGTCCTCGAGAGCGTGCCCGGATTATGGGAATACCCGATGATTTCCTCTTATTAGATCCAGCAGTTGATTCATTAGATATTAAAACGATGTTTAATAAAAATAACGTAGCCGTTACTTCGGCAATACCTTATGAAGTTGTTCTATGGTTTAAGGATGTGTTAAATACAATGGGGTATTTAGCCCCGTAATTCACAAGATAATTTTTTTAATTAATAAAAGGGGGAAATTGGATGACTAGAGAAGAAATAAGGGTATTGGCTGAGTCTAAACGTAATCCTTGGTATTTCGCAAATTTTGCGAAAGTTGTCCACCCTTTGAAAGGGGTTGTTCCATTTGATCTTTACCCTTTTCAGAAGTCAGTACTATATGATTTTGTTTTTAATCGATTTAACATAGTATTGAAAGCTCGGCAAATGGGATTAACAGAATTATTAGTTCTGTTTTCTCTATGGTTAGCAATGTTCCATCCTCATAAGACTATTATAGTTATTTCCTTGAAAGATAGGGTTGCTAAGAAGTTCTTAAGGAGGGTTAAACATATATATGCTAACTTGCCTAAGATATTGCAGACCCCCATCGTTAATGGTAGACGTGGTGAGATGGGAACAGGGTCTGAGATGATCTTTAATAATGGAAGCTCGATAATTTCACTACCTACTACAGAAGACGCTGGTCGTTCAGAAGCTGTCTCGTTATTAATAATGGATGAGGCAGCAGTTATGCAGATGGCTGATTTAATCTGGACTGCTGCCTTTCCTACTTTAGCAACTGGAGGTTCTGCTATAATAAATTCAACTCCATACGGACTTGGTAACTGGTATTATAATACTTGGATCGATGGTCTATATGGAGTTAATGGGTTTAATAATATCCAGTTAACTTGGGATATGCACCCAGAGAGAGATCTCGAATGGTATGAAAGTATGCGTAATGCTTTAGGGCCTAAAAGAACAGCCCAGGAGATTGACGGAGACTTTCTAGCATCAGGAGATACAGTCTTTGACTTAGCAGATATTAAGGCTATCGAAGATATGCTACCAGATTACCAACCTATCGAAACAAGGTATAATGGTAACCTAGTTATGTTAAAAACGCCGGATCCCAATAACCAATATTTTCTGGGAGCGGATGCTTCAACAGGTCGAGCCACTGACTACTCCTCATTGACAGAACAGGCAGTATTTAAAGGCAGAGTTCCAACCAATCGGTTTAGAGATATAGTTGGTGAAGTTGGGATGACATATAATCACGCATTGGCAGCGGTAGAGGGTAACGATGTTGGAGAAGCTGTAGTAAGCGGATTACAAGAACAAGGCTATCCTAATCTTTATTATACCGAGCAAATCGTTAAGGAAAAGAGAAGATCGAAACCCGTTGTTAAAAAGGTACCAGGATGGTATACGACTCGAGCAAACAGACCAGTAATAATCGATGGGCTGGAAACAGACGTTAGAGAAGAAAACATTATTGTAAAAGACCCATTCTTTGTAACAGAAGCTTATACATTTATTTACGATTCAGCAAACAGACCAGTAGCAATGCAAAAAGGTGAAAGTATATCCGGATCGGACGCAACATACTCAGATGACTCCATTATGGGGAAATCAATCTGTAATCACGTAAGAAAGGGGTCACAAGGTAGGCAGAAGTTGACTGTAACAGCAATACCAAGATAAAATGGAAATAGTAGGTAGTCCAAACATTATGAAATTAAATCCGATAACAGATTGGTTTAAAAAGAAAAAGCCAAGGAGCAAAGTAGTTGCAACCCCTCCCTTAGTAAGAAGTTCCTCAGTAAACATTAAAGAAAATTTGTATGGGCTTAAACAGGATTTAGGTTTTGTTAAGCCTGATTTTTTGTATGAATTTATACCAGTTATAAGGAAACTATTGGTTGTTAACAGCAGTGTTTCTTTAGCAACATCTTCTTTAGTACAGCTTATTAATACTGGACACAGAATTAAGTTTGATGATAGTATAGATCCAGAGATACAAAAGGAGATGAGAGAACATCTCAGTATCGTAACAAAGTTTTGGGGCCAAGGATTACCAGGGCTTCACGGATTAATTAATCGCCTTATTTACCAAGTTTTTATAGGTGGAGCTATGGCAGCTGAATGGGTATTAAAAAAAGATTTAAGTGGAATCGGGTATTTGGCATTTCTTAATCCTGAAGATATTAGAGTGGCCTTTAACTATAATACTTTAAGATACGAATATTATCAGGTAAATAAAAACTTTTTGCAGCAACCATCAGCTTTACAGGTGGATAATTTTATAAAGTTAAACCCTATAACATTTCAATACTACGGTTTAATAGGAGACCAAGATTCCCCAGTAGGTATCCCTCCATTCCTTTCTGCCCTTGATGATATCCAATCCCAGCTTAAAATGCTGAGAAATATTGGATATGTTTCGGATCAACTGGGGATCATGGGTTTCCTTGAGCTATTGATGATGAAACCTGAACCTAACGAGGGCGAATCGGATGCTGCATACCAGTCTAGGTTAGAATCATTATTAGATAAGGCCAAAAATAATGTTAAAGATGGGGTTAAAGACGGAATGGTTGCCGGGTATATTGACGATCACGAATTTGAATTCCATTCTACTACTAAAGATACGAGAGGTGTCGGGGAGATTTTTGATATTAATCAAAGAATGGTATCTAACGGATTGCTTACCTCTCCCCAGTTTTTGGGGGGAGCCATTGGCGGTACCGAAACCTTGATGACTGTAGTATTTACTAAGATGTTGTCTCAATTGGCAGATGTTCAGAATTATGTTAAAGCTATAATAGAAAGGGGGTTATCCTATGAGCTACTAATGGCTGGTTATGGGGAAACAAGGGTAACTCTAGAATTTAAGACATCTACTATTACCGATGAGGTTAAATTCCAGCAAGGTAGAGAAATTAAACAAAGGATACTTCGTCAGCTTTATGCAGATGGTATTATATCGCAAGCTCAGTATTCTTGGGAGATGGGGTATACTGAATCTGATGAAGACGAGCCAAGGGTAGAAATAGATCCATCAAAAGTAGCAGCTGAACAAAAATCTAAGGAAGGCGATCAGGATAATGAGAATGCTACAGCAAGAAGGACAAGAGATAAGGAAAAAACTCAACCAAAGAGAAAAGATAATTCAACAAAAAGAGTATAAGTTATGTCACCTACAAGAGAACAAATAATAGCACATTATAAGGCAATGCCCGATGATGTCGAGATACAATTCAGGAGTGATTATTCTATCTTTGTTCCTAATAAACCAAAGGATATAAAATGCCTAAACGGTTTATGTGAAAATATCCTATCCCGGAAGAATGAAGAAAGTATTGCAAGATTTGGCTTATTTGGAGGTAGTAATGACCTAAATAAGTTTTATCCTGATTTAACTGAAGATGACTGGACTCCAAAGGAAGCTGATTTTATTCAACCCGTATTTAGAGCCTTATCAGAAACTATTGTTTTATTTATGGGGATACCCATTGATTTCAGTGAAGATGGTGTTTTAAAGCAAAGCATAGATAAGCTATATGGAGCTACTGTTAACACTAATCACGACACTGAGGTAGAGAATTCTGTAGGATCTGTCCCTGAAGTTTCTTGGCAAGAAGCATATAACCTTAACGGGGTTAGTGTACCTGCTGGATTAAATGCAGTATTGAAAATAGATGCAAAATCGAATCCTCGTTTAGCAAGGGGTATATTAATGGAGCCTCCCGCAATTCACTCGACTTCAGTTACTGTAAGATTTGATTATAAACCATCCCATGATATTGAGGATTTCTGGGAAAAATTAGGACAGTTTGACGAAAACGGAAACCTCTATCGATTAGTTGTCACTAATATTAAGTCATACCCAGAAATATCTTTGGTTAGCCACGGATCTGACCCCTATGCTCAGAAGATTGATAACGGAAAAATAAATAACCCTGTTTATGCTGATTCTCAGTATAATTTCAGGGATACATCAGAACACAATTTTAATTATAAACCCTTTAAAAACGCAAATATGGAGTTTACTGAGATTTTGGCCTTATTAGGCCTAAATATTGAGGATGTTCCTGATATGGATGCTTTAGTAGCTAAGTTTAGAGCTGCAAGCGAAAATCAGGTACCTGAGGGGGTAAACTTGGAAGAGTTACAGACTGCGAGCAGCGAATTGGCTGCTTTGAAAGAAGTAAATGCTGAGATTACTCCAACCCTACTCACTACCCTGATGGAAAATCAGAGAAAAGAAGGTGAGACCCCTATTACCGAGGATCAAACTACAGTCTTGGCTGCAGTCGATGAACTTGGCGGTATAGATTCGATTAAAGAACAAGTAACACTCGGAGAGAAATATCTTTCAGAGGTACGTAGTAAAGCAATTGCTGATTACAAATTTTTGGCTGGTGACAAGGCCCAGGATGAGATCATCAATACGATCGAGAAAGCTGATCTTAAAGCTGCAAAAGCTTTTGAATCCTTTTATCATACAGAACTTGAGGAAAAAATTCCTTTGGTATGCGAAGAATGCGGAAGTAATAAAGTTTCACGGGCATCCCATAAAAAGGAACCCAAGAAGAACGAAACTGCTGAGAATTCTTATAAAGAGACACGGGATAAGATTGCAAGACGCCATCGTAGAAAACCTTCTGACATCCACCAAAAGGATTAATTATCCTATAAATACACAAGTTGTATTATTTTATTAATAAAAGGGGTAGTTAATCTACTCTAGGATTAGTAACTTAAAAACACAGAAATTATGTATTCAACAGGAAGTACAACACGTAATACATTCCGGTACGGTCCGGAAGTACATAAACTTCACTTAGAGTTCCAGGTAAAATCCGGAGAAGTTGTTCATAAAGGACAGCCGGTTATTTTGGATACAGAGGGAGGAATTGCCGTAGTAGCTCCTGCTCCTGATACTGGAGCATCAGCTCTCCAAATTATTGGAGTATCCATTCACGAAGGCCAATCTGCTTATGGTGATCGCGTAGTTATTGCTATGCGTGCTTACACCGTTATCGAAGCTCAAGCTTCTGCTGACGTAACTCCAGGCCCTGTAATGTACTCGGGATATTTAGATCCAGCAGTAACAGATAAACCTGATATTGCTGACGATGAACGTGAGACAAACACAACTGCGACTCAGGGATTATCTCTCTTTGCTAATATCGCTGGAAGCGGTGATGAGCATCTTGCCATTGGTTGGAGCCTAACTAATGCTGCTACTGATGCAATGATATTAGTAGCTATTATGGACTAAGGCCGGATTTAAACCGATTTTTAACACAGTAAATAAATTTTTAACGCTTAACACATATTATTATGGATCTTGCAAAATTTCGTGCATCAGAATATCACGGTAAGATCGGTGAAATGGTAGCTAAAGCCAATGCCATCCGTTTGGATGCAGAACGGCCCACAGATGTTACCTTCGCTGAACTTATCGAGGACGAAACAGGATTGAGCGTAGATGATTTCTACGAGAACATCGGAGTAGATCCTGCTTTCGATACAATCCAAAACATTTTTACAACTCCCGACAACGATATCCGTTGGTTGGTACCGGAGATAATCCGTGATGCCCTCCGCTTAGGTTATCGTTCCGCCCCAATTTGGCCGAGGTTAACTGCTATGGAAGAGCAGACTTCAGGCTTACAGCAAATTCTCCCACATCTGAATATGTCCGCTGCTACCCCGAAAAGGGTTGGTGAAGGCGAGACAATTCCTTTGGGAGACATCTCTTATGGCTCTAAGCCATTCCGTATCTACAAATATGGGCGTGGTATTAAGATTTCTGACGAAGTAATTCGTTATGTATCTCTTAATGTACTTTCCATTTACTTACAAGATTTTGGAGTAAAAATGGGCCAGGGAGTCGATAACCTTGCAATTGATGTTTTGATTAATGGTGAACAACCCGCCGGTGATCCTGCTCCTGTAGTTGGCATAACAGACCCAACAGAATGGGCTGC